TCAAACACGACAAATGGCTCTATCATTAGCCTAACTAATATGCAGCCTGAGACGCCAACTGTGGCGCTTGTTGGCCGCATTGGGCAGGGCAACTTGACGGTGGTCATCACATGAACTACAGCGAACTTGTAACCAATATCCGGAATTACACCGAGGTCGGGGCCAATGTGTTTACCGAGCCGGTAATCAACACGTTTATCACGATGGCGGAGAACCGCATTCTTCGTGACATTGATTTGGATGTTTTTAAGCTTGAAGTGACAGGCAACATGACGATAAATAATCGTTTTTTGACTGCTCCTTCAGACATGCTTACTCACCGATACATGTTAATCACCAACCCAACTACTGGGGATCAGTACTTTTTAGATTTCAGGGACACTTCGTTCATGAAGGAGTATTGGTCTGACCAAGTTGAAGTTGGAATTCCCAAGTACTATTCTGTTTGGGACCAGGACAGCTTTTACGTTGCTCCCACCCCAAATGCCAACTATGTGGTTGAGCTGGGCTACATTCGTCGTCCGCCGCAGATTTCTACGGCTACTCCTACCACGTGGATCAGCACTAAGGCCCCGGAGGCCTTGTTGTACGCGTGCCTGGTTCAGGCATACAGCTACACAAAAGGCCCTGACAACATGATGGGGTACTTTGAGAACAGCTACAAACAAGCAATTCAAGGCCTCGGCGTTGAACAGCAAGGCCGTCGTCGCCGCGATGAGTATCGTGACGGTATGGCCCGTTTGCCGATCAAATCACCTAGCCCAGGACCCTGATAAATGGATATTCAATTCTCCACCGCTCTCAATAACGTCACGGTGCGCACCACAAACAACCGTGGCCGCACTCCTGAGGAACTTGCTGACGAAGCCATGGACAAGGTTTTGTACGTTGGAGAAAACGTCCATCCCGCTATTCGGGACCAGGCACAGGCATACAGGGAGCAAATCCGCGCCCTTTTTGTTTATTACATGCGGCAGGCTATCGTTTCTGATAGGACAACTTTGTCGGCTAAGTTAAAATCATACGGGCACGCGGACCTGGTAAAACTCTTGGAGAATTAAAATGGCCATTTCACAAGCAATTTGCTCTACCTTTAAACAGCAGCTCTTCCAGGGCGTGCACAACTTTAACGTTGGCGGAGACGTTTTTAAACTGGCACTGTACACATCGGCCGCCACAATTGGGGCCTCTACTTCCGCCTACACGAACACGGGTGAAGTGTCTTCAGTAGGCACCAATTACCCTGCCACCGGAAGCGTACTGACAAGCTTGGGTGTGACTCTTACGGGCACAACAGCTTTCTTGGACTTTAATGACCTTACGTTTCCAAACGTTACCCTAACAGCACGGGGTTGTTTGATTTACAACGACACGGAGGCGGACGCGGCGGTTGCTGTGTTTGATTTTGGGTCCGACAAGACGGCAACAGACGGTGATTTTACGGTTATCTTCCCGCCTCCTGGCCCAACTACTGCGGTTATCCGCTTGGTATAAGACATGGCATTCGTCGTATCCGATCGCGTCAGAGAAACCAGCACATCTGTTGGTACGGGACCTTTTGCGGTCACGGGCGCGTTCACGGGCTATACGACATTTGCTGCAGCGATTGGCCAGGGCAACAGCACCTACTACACCATTACAAATGACTCTTTGGGGCAGTGGGAAGTAGGCGTAGGGACATTTAGCTCAGGATCTGTGTCTCGTGACCTGATCCTGACCAGCTCAAATAACGATCTTATCGTCAACTTTGGGGCAGGTGCAAAAGAGGTTTTTGTGACTCTTCCGGCCGAAAGAGCTGTTTACAACAACGCAGATGGCTCTTTGGTCTATGACCCTGCTGGATCCGCCATCATTTATGCGATTGCATTGGGGTAAAACATGGCAGCCTTTAAAAGCAGCGCAACACGCAATCTTGGGCAAGCAGTCACCGTTATTCACACGGCAGCCACCGGTACGGTGGTCATTGGCCTCAGTGCCTCGAACATCTATGGATCGGAGTTGCCGATTGACGTTTCGCACAAAAGAGGGAACAATGTCACAAAGATTCTTCAGCAATTCCGTGTGGGCCCTGGTCAGACGGAAGAGTTGATGCGAGGCAACAAGATTGTTCTTGAAGCTGGCGACCAGCTTGTGGCCTCTACGGCACTGGCTAACGGCTTTGATATTCTTGTTTCTGTACTGGAGGGTGTCTGATGGCTGATTTTCACACAGGGACAGATTTAGCAAATAAGACCTTTTACGGCTTCAAGCTGATTCAGGCAACCGGGGACTTAAACGTTGATATCATCAACGACGGATCTACCGTAAACCTGCCGCAGCCGGACTATATCATTGGTCCTAACGAGTACGTAAATTGGATTTGGTCAACCGGCACTTATGGCTTCCGTTGGGGGAGTAAGGGTCATTTGGAAATGGTGTTTATATGACGTCAGTAGTCGATCTTGGAAAATTACGGTTCTATTGGGCTGGCGACTGGCTCAATACCACCGAATATGAACTCAATGACGTTGTTCGCTACGGCGGTAACGTGTATGTGTACATCAACGTAGCTCGCACAATTGGTAACGTTCCTACCAGCACCACGTATTGGGCGCTGATGGTTGAAGGTATCAATTTTGTTGGTACGTGGAGTGCCGCTACTCAGTACTTTATTGGTGATGCAGTTGCTTACGGCTCAACAATTTATGTTGCTCAATCTACCAACATAAATAAACAGCCTGACCTATTTCCGCAGATTTGGTCGCAGTTTGCAGTCGGTATTCAGTTTGAAGGCACGTTTAACAACGCAACAACGTACCAGCCAAATGACGTGGTTGTATATGGTCCTTCCACATACATTGCGATTCAGACCACGAACGGGAACAATCCAACAAACGCCACGTACTGGACTTCGTTTGTTCAAGGTATTTCTCCTGCCAGTGTGTACAACGGTGCGACGGCGTACGTTCCCGGTAGCTTAGTTGCTTACGGTGCAAATCTGTACCAGGCTATTGCTAACACAACGGGCAACCTACCAACTAACACCACGTACTGGATTTTGTTCCTTCCGTCAATCCGCACTCGCGGTAATTGGGCTGCAGCCACCACGTACTACGTCAATGACATCGTTACCAACGGTGGCAACTCTTACATCTGTTTGATCCTCAATACGTCAACCAGTAGCTTCCCAACAGACCTGGCGGCCGGCAAGTGGGCGGTGTTTAACGGTGGCATCCGCTGGCGGGATGCGTGGGCCGCGTCAACCTTGTACTTGGTCAATGACGTTGTGTCAATTATTGGCAATACGTACATCTGCGTGGTCCAAAACACTTCTAGCGGCAACTTTAACAATGATTACAATGCTGGTTATTGGCAGATGTTTGCCTCTGGCAGTAACGTATTGCCTGCTATTACTGCTGGCAGTAACGGTTACTCCCTGACGGTGGACAACACCGGTGCTGCTGTTGCTTGGTTAAACGCTACCAGCGGTGCAAATATGTTGTACGTTGCCAAGAATGGTAACGACGCAAATCCCGGCAACAGCATGGCACTGCCTAAGCTGACAATCCAAGCTGCCGTTGCAGCCGTACCGGCAAACCAGAAGACTGCGATTTTTGTTTCATCTGGCACTTACAACGAACTGTTGTTGCCAATTGTGGTGCCTCCAAACGTTGCAGTTGTGGGCGATTCAATCCGCACAACCATTATTCAACCTGGTGGCGGTTTGGCGGCAGATGGTGTAACAGCCAACAATCAAGCCACGATGTGGGCGTTGTCAGACGGGTCTTTGTTGACCAAGATGTCTTTCCAGGGCATGACTGGTTGGGTTCCCGGCAGTACAGCATCGGACATCACAACGTCAACGCCAAAGGGAATCTTTTGCGGATTAAACCCCGCATCGCCTGTTATCCTTAAGTCGCCGTACGTTATCGAGTGTTCTAGCTTCTCGACTGGCGGTATTGGTGCTTATGTAAACGGCAGTGCGCACAACAACGGCAACCGATCCATTTTGTTCCATGAATACACCGGCATTCACAACAATGGTGTTGGTATTTGGGTAGATAACAATGGTAAATCGGAAGCCGTTTCCGTGTTTACATACTACTGTTACTTTGGCTACGCCACCACAAGAGGCGGTCAGTTACGTTCTTTGAGTGGTAATAACTCCTACGGTACTTATGGCTCTGTGTCTTCAGGTTTCAGTGCTGCGGAAACCCCTGTTACCGGTAGCCTGTACGGGACACTGATCACTTTTACAGGACCATACAGCGGAACCATGAACCCGGGGGACACTGTAAGCAACGGGGTTGGCGTTACAGCTACGATCACCAATGCTCAGGTGGGTGGTATTTACGTAACAGGCGTTACTGGCGGCGTATTTACTGCGGGCCAGACAATCACTTCCACTACAAGTGGTGGCGTGGGCATCGTTCAAACCTACGGTGGCCAACAAGGTTATGTGCTTGTCCTGAGCAACTTGACGGCGGCTCCTTTAGTTGGACAGTCTGTGCAGATTGCTGGCGACAGCGGCGGCTATGTTATTCAAACTCTTTCAGGGTCCTGGGTTAACGCCTCAAGTGTTATATCGATTGTGTTGGCCGAGCAGAAGGTCACCCCGTCTTCGGCTGGTGCATCCGTTACTTTGCGCTCTCTCTTTAGCTTGTTGCGCATCACAGCGCACGACTTTTTGAGTGTGGGTACTGGAGGTATTACAACCACCAACTATCCCGGCATTCCAACGCAGTCAGTTAATCCGGCCAACCGTGTACAGCAAACCCTTCCTGGTCGCGTGTATTACGTGTCAACGGACGAACAGGGTAACTTCAACGTCGGTACCTACTTCTCGGTTAACCAAGCAACGGGCGCTGCGACATTGAACGCTAACTCGTTTAACCTGTCCGGTTTGACATCGTTGCGCTTGGGTTCCATTGGTGCGCAGTTGGGCGCTCAGATTGATGAGTTTAGTACCGACGGCACAATGGCGCAGAATTCGGCGGTTAAAGTGCCTACGCAGTCTGCGGTGGTTACATATGTAGCAGCGCAGCTTTCCACCATATCGGTTAACTCTATCCCGTTTATCAGCACTATTAGCACCAACACCACGTTGCCTGATAACACGATGACGTTCGGGATGCAGACCCTTACACTTTCCGGGAGCGCGGTGTACACTTTCAACACCAACTCTTACTTCTTTGTCTTGAATCCTGACGGATTCGCCCTCTTCCAATAAGGAGCCTTCACCATGTCTAAAATTGTCGTTGACCAAGTCCAAAAGTCCGGCGGACCTGCCCTCACTTTGCCAGTAGCAGATGGCACCGCAGGCCAGTACATGCAAACAAATGGCACGGGTACGCTGTCTTTTTCTACTCCAACAGCCGCACCCCCGGTTCCTAACGATTCAACTTTAATTGTTGGATTTGTTCGCAGTAGCTCGGCTCAAGCTAATACATACAGCACGCCTGCATGGTCGTCAAGTGGCCCTAACGGTCTTTTGAATCAAGCCACAATTGGTACGGATGCTACTTCTAGGGGCATGGCATGGAACATGTTCTTGGGAGACGGTTACCCTAACGGCACTACGGAGAAGATGTACACAAACAACCGCGAGGGTAATTACCAGCGGGAAGTGGTTTTTGCAAATAACCAGCGTTTGGGGCATTTCAGAGCCATCAACTATTACGACAATAACACAACAGACAACTACACTGGTCTGACATGGTCCGTGTTGCCTGTTAGAAATACAACAGGCGCTTCAATTACCCGAAGCCTTAGTTTTTACTATAGCTCGGATTACAGTAGCTATGGTGGCGCGGCTATTGCGTTGTTTACACCAAACGCAGCTACATATTCGGCAACTAGCGGCGGGACATGGTCAGGGTTGTTTACGTCTACGTCAGACACCACTACCACTGCCACTGTAAGCGTGGTTGTTCCCGCCAACACAACTGTTTTGGTATTTGCAGGAACGACCCACTTGTACCAGACAACGTATCAGTTCTTTGACTACCACATGTATTACGGCTT